GTTGCATCTCCGTGAACACCTATAGCTGCCCCTCCCGTGAAGTCGCATTGATCGTATATCGAGGGAAGATTCGGCGCGTCATTAAGGACGTACCGTATCCAACTCCGCATACGCTCAAGTTGTACCCCAGTTGTATCAAGCCGAGGCCTGACACGACGAAGTCTAAACCATTGGTTCATTCGTTTGCATCGATGTTCGGATGCTCGGAATGTACGTTTGGCAGTTGACTCTGGGTCCGTCTTTACATCCGACGGATTCCAAGGGTACTTCCTGATTAACGATGCAACTTGATTCGCCGCGAAATGCAAATCCGCGGTGGCATGTACAACGGCCACTAACGAATCCGCCCAACCTAGTAGGGACTGGAAGTCTTTTCTTCGCAAGAAGTTAAGACCTTCTTCATCCCCACTAAGCCTGGCGTGCTGGGAGAGTGCAATCTCAAGAACCTCAAGGTACTTCTCGTCCTTGATTATCCTGAGGGAGCGCTCGAACTTCGCGATCTCGCGTCCTGTAACCGGCTTCATACTCGGCTCCGTTAATAAACCTACTTACGAAATGGTAAGCAAGTACGGTGGTAGTAGTAAGCGAAATAACAACGCCTATTACCATCACCAAGACTCGCAGTGCATCAACAACGTCTCTCATTAATACGAGATCTGTTGAGCCTTGACATGCGTCTTGAATGACGCACTGGCAAGAAATGCACCCATGTCGTTCAGCAGGGTATCAACGTCAGCAGAGGCGTAGCCGACAGGAACACTGATGTCGATCGAGCAAATCGCATCCCCAGTGGGGGTGAGAGCGCCCGTCAACGTCAGCGTACGAGTCATCTTCGCTTGCGTACGACCAACTCCGCTGAAAGTCGCAGTGGCCTTCGGGGCCGTGCGAGCCAGGCGCACGTCGTCTTTAACGGAAACGGTTTTAGCCGATCCGATATAGCCGACCGTGTTAGTGGCATAGCTGTCAGCATTGTAGGTCTTGGCGTTAATAGTAAGTGCCATGGGATTATCCCAAGTTAGAGGATGTTACATTCCATCCGAAGATGGGCTATTGTGCTGACGTAAGGGTACACCTTTCGGTGCACACTAACGGAAGCGGCTGAGAAGCTGCTGCCCGACGAGGGCAAAAGCATCAGCTACCCGAGTAATGGGATCTCCTCCAAGTAAATTGGATTTGACCACAATGCCCGGGGTCATCAGCCCGTTACGGCGTGATACCCATACCGTATCGGTTCTTGCACCATGCAACGCTTTTTGAACAGGCGTTGTTGGCCCTAGCTTAATCATATCGGTACTCTCGCGAGTTTCCGACATGACAGTTCGGGTCGTGATGCAAGTGCCTCGGTTCTTGACGTCCGATAGACCGTTAGCAAGAGCGCCAATAAAGTCGCTAATGTTAAAGGCCCAATCGGCTACGAAAGAGTAAGGCACGAGATTCCACGGGAGAGTAAGCATCGACTTGACGTCGAAACCCAAATCCGAGTAGATATCGTGAATTACTTCATCCACGGACACTGCCCTGGCGTTCCACGTTACAGTCTTTTGTTTTCTGTAAACGTAAGTCCACCAACCAGACACTGTCCAAGAATGAGACGTGTTAGTAGAGAAGGTAGCGGTTGCTTCCCCTCTCGACGTCACACGTTCCTTTCGTACGCTACGTTTTAGAGCCGTTAGAATGTCATCAACGCTACTGACAAGTGGACGCACACCGTAACGGTAAGCGAGCCAAGCGTTAGCAGCGCTCAGTCCTGCGGTTGCCAATCGAGCTTTTCTTTCGAAGGCAAACCAGGACCCTAACGGATGACGAAGCATATCGACAGTCTTCCCTACTTCTGCAAGGTTCTCCCAAGAATCGGTGCTTGCGCGACCGATCTTGGAGAGACACTTGGTCGAAGCCTCTGTTTCCAGAGTATTCGCGTCAGCCTGACTGAAGCCGTCGTAACGGTTTTCAGCCATGCGAGAGGCAGAATTAGAGAGCTGAAGATATGTGTCGGCGTAATCACCTTCTTCTTTGTCCCACTGATTAGGATTGTTATTGTACCAACCGAGGTAATTAGAAATCACCCAAGTGGTACGATCCTGAGTCAGTGAGTTCATCGGAGACATGATGATTTCGCCCGCGCCACTACGACTTTGAAATCGTGGTGTCGTGACATCCCGCATCCAACGATACGAACCGGTCTCAGGAGGTGAGGAGGCGCTGTTTGTACCAGTATAACTGGTATATCGGCGCGTTCCAGCACGCTTCATTCGATCGG